ATGATGTAATTAGAAAACAACCTACATCAAATTTAATTTGGTATGTAGACACAGCAGGTGCAGCAAACTTAGGCGATAGAATTATATTTAGAAGAAAAGAGCCAGAAGTAGCATTAAGTGTTAAAACACCACTTAAATATATGCAACAACAATTAGGAGATTTGTTTTATGTAAACATTGATGAAGTTGGACTTACAGACCAACCTTATACTTTGATTGCAAATACTATTGATATAGAAGAAAATACAATGACACTAGACTTATCAGTTGGTCATGGAATTGCAATATCTAATGTTAGAGTATTTGAATTAGATGACCCAGACTTAGGTACTTTAAACAATAGTGTCTCTGTGTTAGCATAATCTTATGGCATTTACACCTTTAAATTTTGCATTTGGTTCTAAATTAACTTCAACACTTTTGAATCAATATCAAGGCAATTTTACAGCACTTGCTCAAGGGCAATCTGGTGGACCAAGATTTGGTGGACTAGCAAGAGCATTTGCAACCTTTTATGGTAGCACACAAGCAATTTTAATTGTGTCTGAAGGTGTAAGTTCCGTAACTTATTCTGGTAAGACTGTAACAATAAACTGGACAACACCATTTGGTAGAGATGACTATTGTGTTAATTTTAATTCAACAAGAAATGTTGGACCAAGATTAAGTAGTGTTATGAATTTTAATCAAAGTGCTAGTAGCACAACACTTTATAGGAGAGAAGTAGAACCGGGCAACACTTTTGATGTCGATATGATACAAGGCACAATTGTTGCTTGGGAAACATAACAATGGCATTTAACGATAAAACTTTTCAATTTGGAGATACTTTAACTGCATCAGACATGAATGTTTTAAATGACAATTTTGCTTCTTTTGCTAACTTAGAGGATGGCACACCTAAATTTTTATGTGGCTCTAAAGTTTATGTATGTTTTGATGCTAGTGCATCAATACAATTTTCTAAAGGTGTTTCTAGTGTTTCAAAGAATGGCACAGGTGATTTTACAATAAATTGGACTAATAACTTTTCACATTCAGTAATCAATTCTGTGGTGGTACAAAACTATGGAATTTTAGTAAATGCTTTGCAAGGTACACCGGGTCAAACATCTGTAAATGGTCAAGCAGGAGCAGAGCAAGGAAGTAATTCAGTTAGAATATGGTTATATAGGAGTAGTAGTCAAAGTAGAGGAAATGTTGACCCAAATCCTTGTTTGGTTATGACATTTGATTAGTTATGAGTTTTAACGATTTTTCTTTTAGTAGTGGACAAGTTTTAACAAGTAGTGCTATGAATGCTTTACAAACAAACTTTACAACATTAGCTTTACAAAATTCTGGCACATTGGCTTCATCTGGAACTCCAATAGTAAGAGGTATTCCTCATGCTTGGGTATCTTATGGAGCAGCTGGTGGAGTTATAGATGGCTATGGAGCATCATCTGTAACTTATCTAGGGGGTAACACACAATACCAAATAAACTGGACTGTTCCACTTTCTGGAGATTATGGATTAACTTGGGGATTTAGAGCAGGTACAGGTCAAGGTAGTAATCTAAGCTATAACATTATGTGGTACGAACAAAACTCTGCTTTTGTAAGAGTTTTTAACAGAGTTGTTCAATCACAAGGTGATGATGATGCACAATTCGAAGGTTGCATATCAGTATGGCAAGGGTAAAATTTAAACAAAGGAGAGTATTATGTGGACAATTTTAGATAGATTAAAAGAGCCATCAACATATGCTGGGTTAGCAGGTATTGCATTAGCATTTGGTGTTTCATCAGATGAATGGCAAACAATATCAACTGCCGTAGCAGGTGTTGCAGGTTTAGTATCAATGTTATTAAAAGAAAAAAATAATGGTTAGTAAAATCATATCAGATTTAATAACTAATTTAATAAGCAAAGGACTTGTTGTTTTTCAAGAGTATATGCAAAAGCGAAAAGTAGGTAAATTAGAACAGCAAGTCTCTAGCTTAAAAGATAAAGTAGCAATACTTGAACACGAAAAGAAAAAAGAAAAGAAGATTAAAGATTGGAAATACAGAATTAAAAATAAAGAAAATGAATCTTTAGCAAAAGAGTTAAATAAAATAAGAGAGGAATAGATGAGCGATTTAATTATTTCAGTAATTTTATTGTTATTTGTTTGGATATCTTTTTATATTGTCGGTAGATACTTCTAGTGGCACAAAAAAGAAAAACTTACAAATCTGAGATAGTACATGAACGAAAAGATAAAAAGACATCCATTGCAGGTACAAGAAGTCGTGTCAAGACTTCATCCATGTCAAAAAATAGAAAAAATAACTATAAAGCATACAGAGGACAGGGTAGATAATGCTAAATCGCATGAGAAGCACAGAAAAGGGTCATTTAAGGCAGAAAAGTAAAAAGGTATATCTTACCATTGCTTTAATGCTTTTCGGGCTTGTATCGTGCTCTAAAGCAGTCAAATTTCAAAGAGAGTTGCCAGAAATGATTAAATATAACAAAGTTGAATTTGTAGAGTGTCCAACCGACATATCGGGATATCTTTGCATTAAAAATACAGATGCAATTAATTCTGTGATAGACTTAAAGAACTGCCAAGAGCAAAATCGATTCTTGAGAGAGATGTTAAATGGAAACTGAAATATTTTCAAACTTTGTGGCACAAGCTCCAGCTCTAGCTTTAGTTATTTATATGATGACCAAAATGCAAAACGGAAATGGAAATGGACAAACAGAATTAATTAGAGCAATTGCTCATTCAATAGAAAAACTTGCTGATGCTCAAAGTGAAGCAAATAGAATTGCAGAGCAAAGACAGAAAGGATTTGAAAAATGGGTAGACCTACAAAAGCAGACTTGCCAACAACAGTTCGTGTCAAGAAACCAAAAGTAGATTGGTCAGATTATTTATTAAATCAAATAATAGACTTTGGTGGTTTTCCAGAAATACCAGTTCGTGAACATAAGTTCCATCCAGTTAGAAGATGGAGATTTGATTTAGCATTTTTAGAAAACAAACTTGCAATAGAAATTGAGGGTGGAGTTTGGATTCGTGGGCGACATACAAGAGGGTCTGGATTTGTTTCTGACATTGACAAATACAACAATGCTGTGCTACTATCTTGGAAAGTATTAAGATTTACACCTAATGATGTAAAAGTTGGAAAAGCATTGCAAGTTATAAATAGTTTTTTCCATAAGGATGATGAAAAGGAAAACATTTAGCAGAACAGTTTTTATAAGTGATGTTCACATACCTTACGAGGACAAGAAAGCTTTGACCTTAGCTTTCGATATTATTAAAGATTACAAATTAGATTCTAATGACACAATTATTCTTGGTGGAGATTTACTAGACTATTATCCTTTATCAAGTTTCAATCCAGACTTACATAACTCAAGTATTGATATAGAACTTTTTGAGGGTCAACAATTTTTAAACAAGCTAAGAAAGATTGCACCAAAATGTAATATAGTTTTCTTTGAAGGAAATCACGAACAGAGGATGCAGAAAAAAATTATGAGTCATTGTTCTGCTCTTGCACCTTTTTTAAAAAACAAACTAACAATAAAAGAACTTTTGGAATTTAAAAAGTTTGATATACGAGAAAGAAAAACACCTTACACAAAAAATAAAAAACTTTATTATATGCATGGACATGAAAAAAGAGGCTTCATAACTCCAAAGCATATTGCTCATGTTCATTTAAATTACACAAACAGAAATATTATTGTTGGTCATCATCATAGATTCGATATGTTCATCACAACACAA